TACCCAATTCCGTAAACACCACCACAAATCCCTAATATAATTAAGGCGATAATAAATCTTTCTTTTAATTTTTTCATCTCTCTTTGGTGTTAAAGGTTTCCATTGATTTTGATATGTGCACAGCAATTTCCAATGCTTCGTACTTCCATATTGTGTTCAAAACATCATCATCGGTTTGTGAATAAGGAATTCTTGCAATCTTATACTTGCCACCCAATTCCGTATTCACTACATTCCAAGCATTTTTACTTTGTGAGTGTACTACTTTTGTTTTCATCTCTCTTTGGTTTTTATCGCTTTCCTCCCAAAAGTGAAAGCACTTGTTACACTCTTTGTAGTCTGTGTGTATTGCTACACGAACATCTTTACTATTGCATTCGGGACACTCACTCATCTCTCTTTGATTTTAAGGAACATCTTCCTGTTCTACTTCTATGGAGATATTCTCATACCCCATATCAATTAATCGCTCTCTACATTCTCTGGCATCCTCAATAGTATCAAAGAGGTACTGAATGGCTTTTGACCTTATTACCTTGAATATCATAACTCTCCTTGTATTGTGTAGTTATTAACCATCTCTTGTATCTCCTCCAGAGGTCTGTTCTCAAAGAACTCGTGATACTGCTGAAGGGCATACAATACTTTCTCCTCACCTTTATTGTAGAAGTCCTCACTTACCGTGTATACCCCTACATCACAACTGAGCTTGTCTATCACCAAGAACTTAAACTTAGTGTAGTCTACATTGAATAGTCTACAATAGATATAGACCTGTACATCATAAGAATATTTATGGCGAGATGAGTACACGAAATTCCTTAAATCCGAAGTTGTTTTCAGGTCAATGATAGTACCATCGTTCTTTAGGATATCTGCCTTTGCTCTAAAGGGGTATCCCTCTATGGTGTCATCTACTGCACCAACCTCAAAGGTAGAGTCTCTTAATAGTTCTACTGCTTGGTGGTTCTTGAATAGTGCCTCAGTAAGTTTCTCTGCTTTCTGCTTTTCCTTTTGGGTAAACAACATATGTGCAGGATACTCAGCTTTCATCTCTCGCCACTTCTTAGTATTCTTAGTGGTGACATCAGCGAATACGAGTTCGTTAATCTTATGAGGTTCTAACACCATCATATGAATAAGCCTACCATCTATGAGAGCTTGGCTATTTGTCTCCTCACCGTACTGCATAAGATTGTAGTAGGTTCTTGGAGAGTCCAGAAGTTTCTTAATGTTGCTACTGCTGAACGCTACCTTTCCTAAGTAGCCGTAGTAGAAGTCATCGTTGGCTGCTTGTTCTACGAGCCAATCTTGTTTGTGTTGCTCACCGTTGAGCATTGTAATTAACTTTGACATAGGTGTGATTGTTTTATCGGGTTAAACCCATTCCTTGAATAAAGCGTTGACCTTTGTCGTGGTCTATGCTCTTGATTAATCTATAAATGAAAGCGGAGGCTCTGCGTATAGATAGCATCTCTGCCTTGCTTGTTTCACTCCCTGTGTTTTGATACATCTGTGCATCTATATGTAGGAGTTGGTCAATCGCCTCTTTGTCGCTTAACGCTTCTTCAAAGGCTATCTGTGCTTGTAGGATTGCTTGACTATGTGTCATCATCTTTGGTAATTTATTTGAACATCAATATAGTCATCTTCTTCTATATCCTCACAAGAGCAATCGTAATACTCTTCAATAAGACAACCACCACAACACTCACAAGTAGCATCTTGATAGTATTGGTGACTTGCTAACTCTCTATCTAAGTAGTCCATTATACAGGTAGATTAAAAAGTGATTCAACAAACTCATAAAAGGCTACCATAGCGAATACTGCAAGGGTAACTAATAGGTAACAAGTACCTCCGTAGATGATGTTCTCTTTAGTAGTGAACTTACTCTTTGACATAATAATAGTGTTTTGATTTCTGCTAATATAAACAAAATTCTTAACACTTTACAAAATTATTTCTTGAATAAAACAATCTTGAGTAATCAAAGAAGTAAGAGGTGGTATCCATCCCAATGCGTTATCATCTCCTGTAGCTGAATTACCTACCACCTTATAAGTTATATCTTCTAAGTGTTTTAAGAGTCCTTTGCGCTCAAATACAAAGGCAGTTACTGATTCATCTCTTACAAGCATATACACATAGTACAACGCTTTAGAGGCTCGGATACCTGAGTCTTCCTCTTTGTTGGTGTTCTTGAACTCTATGTAAAGATTAGGCTCTTCGGGAGTGCCTCTTCTATTAGCCCACCAATAAGCCTTACTGTCATACTTTACCTCAAAGGTATAATGGCGATTGCTAAACTCACTTCGTACATCCCAATCGTAAAACTTCTTCTTAGGTGCAGTAGTGATGTTGTAGTGTCCCTTATTCTCAAGATGGGTACACCATAGGCTCTCGCCAATATCTCCTTTAATGAAACTCATTTAAGTTTGTCTCTTTGATTAACTGCTCACCATCGTAGAAGAAGAAAACCCCAGAATCGTAAGTAACCCTAATACCATCAAAAGAACCACTAATGTCAAAGCGATACTTCTCGTTTCCGAATCTTGTAGCAATACCTTTACTCTCTTCATACTCTAATACCTTATGACCTTGAGAGGTCAACCAAGCTAATAGTAATTTACTCAGTTTCGTATTGGTCATATACCTTTCTTAACTCATCTATATGCCTCTTCCATTCCTTTGGGTTACAAGTACAAGGTATGTAGAACTTGTGGTTAAATATCCTTGAGTGTATTCTTGATAGTTGTTCGTGGTAACGAGGTCTTAACTCTCTACCCTTAAACTCTGCAAAGAACTCCTTCAGGTAATTGTACTCACTTTCCTCTAAACATAAAGGTTGAGTCTTCTTAGGGAACAACTTGTTGAGCTTTTCTTTCCTTGCATCACATCCGCAGTCTATACCTGTAAGTTCTGCAAAGGTGTCTACTACCTTCTTGATTCCTGTAGCTTTAGTGATTTTCTCAATATCATCACCTAAACCTTTAGATTCTTTCGCTTTCACCGTTCTGGTAGTCTTCGTAGTCTTCTTTGATTTTTTCGTGGACATACTCTTTAGATTTTCTTAGTGTATCAAAAATGGAGAAGAGGCTTATGCCTGTTTCCTTCTCTATATCTCTCATTGACATATTGGTGGTATGGTAGATTTCAAACATCTTATGGTCATACCAATGTTGGTCTTTCATTATATCCCATACCTTGTCAATTATCTTTTCAAAGCCTTGTGCTTGGATAAGGTCGTACTCTTCTTCTGCAATATCGTACTCAACCATATCACCTGTGTATACCATTAAGTCTTTCTTGTTTTGAAAGGTGCGAACCATATTCCGAAGGGTAACCCATATGAAGAGCTTGTTGGGTTGGTTCTTGTACATTATACGCTCTGGCTTGTCTATATACTTATTCAAGCGTATGTACATCTCTTGCACGATGTCTTCTGCGTAGTCTCCTGCGCCAAACTTGTGAGCCATCTTTAGCCACTCCTTGTGATACTCAGCAAGTAAGTGTAGTAAGTTCATTGCTCTTCTCTTTCAGTAGCCCAAGTAATTATAATAGCAAAAATCCCAAAGCACAACTGCAAAGAGTGGTACTTGGGATTCTCATAGTCATCATCTAACTCGGAGTTCCAATAGTTTACTCCAAGTAATAGTCCGTAAAGGGGTGCTATGTCAATCGCTAAGTTCATACTTTTTTAGGCGGTTAATCTCTTCTTCCCTAATATACAACTCTTTACGAGCTTTTAACAAATCTTCCCTAACATTTATTAACCTTTCCCTCAATTTAGCATTCTCTTTACGCAATGACATCTCTTCACTCTGCTCTTCATCAGTACGAATCCTATCAATGATGTCGCAACTCTGGTTGTAGTAACTAAGGTACTGCTTATCAAACTTGAGGTTAGTCTCGTGATTCTTCCAAGCCCATATAACCGTAGCGTGGTTCTTCTTCATCACTCTCGCTATCTGCAAGGTGTTGTAGATGTCTCTCGCTGCAACCATAAAGGCAAACCTTGCCATCACATTTCTATGCTCTCGGTTAGGGTTAATCTTGTTAAAGATGACATAGTTGTCATACTCTTCCTGTAGGTGTAGTTCGTTTGCAATCATTTTAGGTGTTCGTTTAAATTATCTAATCGTTTTTCGTATTCAGTAACCTTAGAGGATAGATGCCTTATAGTGAGCTTCAGGTCTGCGTTCTTAGCCTCTGCCTCCCAGACCTTTTGTTGTACATCCTCAACCATATCTATAGCACTATTGATAGCACCATAGATAGACATAAGGTCAAGGAATATATCCATCTCGTAATCGTTGTGAAGGTCTTGAGGTTTAAGTGCGTTAGCTATCTGCATTAGGTCGGAGTTCTTTTGTCTCAACCAAAGCAATGCTATGCTCTTACTACCTCCCCTTACATATTGGTAATCTTCTTGTAAGTCATCCATCTAAAAAGGCATTTTTCCTTGTTCTTTTTCTTTCTTGCTAATGAGATTCTCTCCGTGTATCTCAAAGCCTACATTATTTGGTAAGCTACGAAATTTTACAGGCTCATCCAAAGGTGTAGGTCTACCTCCTGTTTCTACCTCTTTTACCTTAGAGATAATAATGTGGTTGTACATCCATTCGGTAGGGTGAGATTTATAACGATGTATCACTATAAAGTCATCTGCACGGTTCACCCACTTACCACCAGACTCAATATCTGCTGCGCTTGGTGGTATAGGCATACCTGCATACTCGTGTCCTTGTGGGTGTTTCATACGCAAGGCAGAAGTAACTGCGTGAGCGCATAGCCATATACTTACATTGTGTTGCTTTGCCCAATTCCTAAAGTGGGTAGCGACCTCATAATCGTACTCGTGACCTCCAAGTGTTTTGTACATCTCCTTGTCCTTTGATAGCGAGTTGTAAGGGTCAATCATAAAACCATCAAAGCCTTCTTCGTGGTAGATGTCTGTAGCCTCCTCTAACAACTCAGCATAGGTGTACATCTTCTTATCCGTATCAATAATAACAAAGTATCGTTGAATAAGGTCTTGAGCCATCATAAACTCATCTTCTTCTATTTGGTTTATAGGCTTACCCAAGAAGAACTCGCTAACCTTTTTAATGAGAGATACAGGTGTGTTCTCGGAACTAAACACCAACCACCTCAAATCATTTCTTATTGCTTGTAGCAACATTAGATATAAGGTGACTGAAGTCTTACCCACATTAGCGTGTCCCAGAACTACATTAAAGTTTCCTCGTTTAAATCGGAGGTATTGGTCAAGATTCCATTGACCGAACTTGATGCCTTCTTCAACCTTGCCCATTCGGACATCATCAAGTTTACCGAACACATCGGCATAAGATATTTTTGACATAGTGTTTCAAGAGTTAAAAAGGGAGCGCAATGCGCCCCCTAATATAGTTAATATCTTAGATTAACTTTGTTTCTGCTTCTGTAATTATAAATGTCTTCCAATAATGTTAAATACTGTTCTACATTTACACACGGTACAAGTGCCGTTGGTTGTTGTGCAATTTTACTTATTAGTTGACTAAATTCAAACTCACTATTATTGTAAAGTTTTACTAATGCTCTTACAAAAATTTGAGTTAAGGCACGGTCATTATAGTTTTTTATAATGTTAACCCAATCAGCAACAATATCACCTCTTTTTTTATACTCAACTTTAAAAGTTCCATTTTTTACTGATTTAGCTTTATGTCCACTATCATTAGATAATAAAGCTAATGATGCAGATAATCCAATATCATTACGCTCCATAAAATCTAATAAATAAATATATTCTTTATTACCCAACTCAGCATAACCATCTATAAAATCACGCATTGACCAATTCTTTGAATTTTCATTTAATCTATGTACTTCACTTAGACCATATCCATCGCAAACAATATATCGCACAGGTAAATTAAGTTCACTACTCACTTGTAGCCTATGTTGACCATCAATTACTTGATACTTCTCATTAACAATAATTGGAGATATTAGTAATTGTTCCTCCATTGATTTTTTCAATCTACTTAAATGGAGTTGATTTTTAGGGCGATTACCGCCAATAGTTGAGAACATTTCATAGTTCTTCGTTTCTTTAACTTGCATTAGCATTGGTTTTTAGAAATTAATAAATAAAAAAAGAGAGAGGGCAATGCCCCCTCACATAAGTATCTTTTTAGAATGGCAAACCTTCAGCCTCCACAGGTTGTGGTTGTGCTTTTGGTTGGGCTTCCTGCCTTCCTGCAAAGTGTTGCTCTTGAGATGTTTGAAGCTCCGCTTTCTTCATCACCCAATCAGCAAAGGTCTGTGCATTCGCAATAACTTGTTGAGGTGTACCACCTAACTCTGCTGCTGCTTTTAATGCCGTTTGTCTAACAATTATCTCATCCTTTGATGAATGAGTAGTCTTACCAGATGTGTTAGAAGATGGTGTTACATTTGCGTACTGAGGGTTTACAGGCTTAACCGTATAGTAGGTTTTGCCTTGATACTCTCTACCAATGTATTCGTAAGTAGCCTCTTGACCTACTACAAACTTTGTTTGATGCTCGGACTTGGAATTGTACTTCCCATTGTCTCCGTTCTCAAATGTTACATAGAACCCATAGAGAGTTCCGTACTGCCCTTCGTAGGGCTGACCTGCGGACTTGATGTCCTTAACGACTGATGCTTTAGTCATATCTATTTAATTTAGTTAATAGTTCAAAGTTAATAAAAATGTTTGTTACTCAAACAAGGGATGTAGTTTATTTGCAATCGCTTGTACTACATCAACGGTGACTGCGTTACCGCATTGCTTATAGCGTTGGGTGTTGCTCATCTTCTTAACCTCCCCATCGTAGTTACCGTACTCGGTATGGTTATCGGGAAAGCCTTGTAACCTCTCGCACTCTATTGGAGTAAGTCTTCTTATGCGGTAGGAGGTTTCTATTACAGGTTGACCACTACCATCTTCTCTTGCTCTTGCAGGTATAGTAGGACAATTACCTCCTTTTACTTCTCTAAATCCTTGACCATCTTTGTGAGTTCTCCAAGTACCTACCTTAACATCTTGTACAAATTGGTCAGTATTACCACCTCCACCACTTGATGAGTGTATTGTTCCTGCCTCATCTTTTAGGTGTCTATCCGTTACCTTGCCTTTTGCATCTCTTGTATAGCCTATTATTTTAGGTCTACCATCATATACTGCACTTGCATTGTGATGTGGCTCTACTAAGCAAGGAGAAATATCTTGCACCTTACGATTGTGTAAGTCCATCATACGAGCTTCACCTTCTTTAAATGCATTAGGATTCTGCTCAATAGTCTCATTTACTTTTTTGTAAGTGTAGTTAGATTTTACCTGTATGTAAGTTTGGTCACGAGCCATCTTAGCAGTACCGCTACTTATTGTTCTTGATGTTTCACTTGAAAACTGCTTTTCTTCACACCCTGCTTTGAATGACTTGATTCCTGTAGATATTTTACCATCTTCTCCGAGAGGAAAAACTCCTCGCCAATCTCCTCTGGTTTCTGCAAGATATCCGACAAGGTATATCCGCTCTCTATTTTGGGGTAGAAACCAACTTGTATTAAGCAGTTGCCATTCAAGTCTATAATTCCCAATGTTGGCAAAGGCTTGGATAATTGCCCAAAAGTCTGCGCCATTGTTTGAGGAGAATGTTCCCTTAACATTTTCCCAGATAAATACACGAGGTCTGCACTCGTGAACGAGTCTAATTGCTTCCGTGATAAGAGAACTTCTTTCTCCTTCCATCCCTTTTCTTTTTCCAGCCAATGAGAAATCTTGGCAAGGACTTCCGAAAGTGATGAGGTCAATTCTTGGGAGGTCTTCTCCCCGAACATCTGTAACTGAGCCGACATAGGTGCTATCTTTAAATTGGTTCTTATATACTGCTACTGCGTGTTTATCAACTTCGCTAAAGTAGCTATTGACTTTATACCCTGCTCTCTCAAATCCAAGATGAAAACCTCCGATACCTGAGAACAAGTCTAATTGATTAATCTCTTGCAAATGCATCTCTTAGTCTAACTTCAACTTCACAATAATTCTTTTCAACCGTAGAGTCAAAAACGATAGTGAGCTTGTTATAATGTTTAGGAGAGTCATCAGCAATCCATTCGTTAGCAACGAGAGTATCAGCAACGAATTTTGAAACAAGTACATTGTTGTCCACATCGGTACGAGCATTGTACCTAATAAAGATAGACATACCCTTTGCAATATGGTGGTCGTAACGAGCCAATTCTTTTTCAATGATTTTCTTATACTCATCTTTCTTCTTTTTTCTAAATGTCCAATGCTTACCTGCGTATAGCGTATTAAGACTTACGGTCTTCGGTAGTTTCAGGTGTAGGGTTAAAAGTTTCTTCATACTGCAATTCTATTTCTAAGTGATGTATCGCTTTACGCAAGTCTTGAGCTTTAGGATTGTTAGGTTTCTTACCTGCTCTAAGTAGGTAGGCGATAGCTACACCAATGTTATACGAATCTCTTGCAAAGTCCATACACACATCAAAGGCTTCAATGCCTTTATACTTTCCGTGATAATAAGGAGGTGTCAATTTCTTGTTGGTGGTACTTGGCGAGTCTTGACTCACTTCTTGCTCCCCAGACCTTTCGGTCATCGTAGAATCCAAAGTGTAGGTAAAAGTGGTCTTGCTTGGTGATTTCGTTGATTTCATATGTTTCTGGATACTCGGATACACTATATCTCGGTTTGTGTTTCATTAAGGGCTTTCTTGTAAGCGTTAAACATTGCTAAGACACTATCAGCATCTATCTCCCTACGAGAGAAGTCTCTAATGATGAAGTTCTTTAAATGATTGAGTTCTGTCTCAAGAGCTTCAACTCTTGCTTCACACAGGTCTAAGTATTGGTCTTTGAATGATGACATAGGATTAATTGTTATTGGATTCGTAAGTACGCACTATGGTTTCTAATGCTTTTGGTTTAAGGTTGTCGCATAACCACTCTATAAGTTCTTGAGGGTTTTCTGCTGATGTTGATAACCATTGAGCATACCACTCAAATATCTCCTGTAGTTGTTCTGGTGTTTTATCCACTTTGTAAATGTTTTGATTTGATACGAATGTACACAAAATTATTTACACTATACATTTAGGTGATATTTTTTTATTCTTTGTCTCTTAGATATACCACCCCTTACTATGCAACTCTATTTAGAGGGCATATTGTTAAAGCAATAGGAT